GTTGTAAGGCATGGTTTTCCAAAAAGGTATATTTCTATCAAGATCATTAAAAACATTGTCCATATCGTTAGCTAACATTAATTCAGCTTCAGCAGATGTAATACCATTGTCGGTTAAATTACGACCAACACCTATGGTAGTTTTATCGCTAGTGCATTGATAAGGATGTAACTTCATACCTTCATTCTTGATAAGCATTTCTTTCAACTCAGCAATTAATTCAATTGTTACGCCTGTTTCAATCATTTTGTATCAGTCTTTTTTATTTTGTCATAAGTACGCAAACCTGACATTCCTAATAAAGCCATAAGAATTGCTGAGAGTTGTGAAAAATCAAACTCAGGCATTTCTATATCTATGCCAGAAGTTTTAATTATTACTTCAATGATTGGCGCTAAAATAAAATGATAACCAAGAGCAAAAGAACATATCCAACCAACAGAGGGTCGCCAATTTCTTTGAAAGGGTGAACCTTTGGCTTCTATTTTATTGACTTCAATCTGCGCTAAGTTAGCTTGATGAAATAAAGTCGATAATTCGTGGTCTAATTTAGCTTGTAAATCTTTATCTTTTACAAACTTGCCTACTAAATCACTTACAGGTTTAATTAAATTTTCAATCATCCTTTTCACCTCTTAGAATTTTTTCTAATTTTAATTTCTTTTCTTCAGTTGTATCAGCGTGTAAATCTTTATCAACTATCTTTTCTAATTTAAGGGATTCTATCTTAGTATTGCTGATATATCGCCATGTGTAGCCATCACGACCATATACACCAAAAACAGTAGTACCCATGCCAATTTTGATTATCATGGCTTGTTCACCATCTAGTAAGACCTTATCGCCTTCGTTGAATTGTGCGTTTAATTTAAACTTTAAACCTTTGATAAAAGATACTGAATAATCTTTAAGTGCTAAACCGCCTAAGACACTTGCGATAAATATTGAGATTTCAACATAATATTCTTCAAAGTTCATTCTACATAAAAAAGGCATTGATAACTAAGGAAGATAAAAGACCAATAACAATTCCAGCTATTTGCCATAATCTTTTATTGGTAGTATTTATATCAAATTCAATTGAATCTAATCTGCGAAAATTCTCTTTCCATTTTTGTTCACAAATTCTTTCATGCCTATCTAAAGCACTTGATACTTGTTCAACAGTTGGCTTTTTAGTCGATTGTCTTGGTTTCGCTGTCGCTTTCTTTGGCATTTCCTATACCTCTAAGGCTTTCTAATAATGATTTTGATTTTAGATCAACCAATTGTTTTTTATCAGCAAATTCCCTAGCCATTGGTTCAATCTCAATACATCTTTGCTGTAAGTTTAAAAGATCGTCAAACAAACTTCTTTGTTCATCAGTCATATCTTCTTTGTTAAATTCTTCAACCTCACCATTATCATTTCTAACTTGTATATCTGACATATTATTCTCCTATTGTTTTTGTTTCTGATGTTGGTGTAATCAATTCAGCTATGGTTGCATCCAGACCAGCTTTCATTTCTGTAACTGTATCAGCAGTCATAGCTGTTTCTACCCAACCTTGTACATCACTCACAGTTAAATCTGCAAAAGTGGTAAAGCTTGATAAGTCTGAAGTATCTAATGATTGTGTGCCATATACTGTTGCAGAAGCATTAACAGTTCCGCCAAGTCCATCGCTTACAGTATTAGTATCATCAGTAGCTGTTAGTCGCCAATGCACATTAAAAACAGTATCAGCGTTGCTGTCTATTGTTTTTGTGTCCACTGTTTTTACATCCCATGCGTATGATATTGCCATATTATCCCTCTAGTGTTTCTATTCTTGATTTTAAATCATCAATTATAGTTTGTTGTTCTTGAATTGCTTTCATAAGATAAACAGTCATGCCACTTGGATTAAACCAACGTTTGCCATCTTTAGGATTTATTGGATATGCTTCTGGAAACTTATCTACTTCATTTTGTGCTATATAACCTTTTATTTCTTTTTTATTTTCATCACTTTTATATGTAAAAGTAGAAGGTTTTATATTTTTAAAACTTTCTAAAACATTTTCATCCCAATCTTTTACATTTTCTTTAAAAGCTATATCCGAACCATTGACAGAAAAAACTGTGCTAGTTGAATCACTTAGTATGTAACCTACGCCTCCTCCTGCATTATTTTCAAAATACATTGGAAAATAATTATTAGATGCATTTGCTTTTGTAACAATTCCTGAATAACCTGAACCAATATTATTTATACGACCACCATGATTAGCCCCTGCATCTATTGTAAATTTAAAAGTAGCAGTTGGACTTGTAGTGTTAATACCAAGATTACCAGCCGAATTAATTCTCATTCTTTCTGCATTTGCAGTATTAAATGTAATAATTTCTCCAGCAGAACTTGATTGCCCAAATAGCCTTATATGAGTTCTTTGATTGCCATCACCTGATAGTGATAACCAACCTGCATTTTTACCATTCAGATAAACTCCATTTGAATCACTGAAAGCAGATAAAGTAGAGTGGTCGTCAAAAAGTGCAGTGTTATTACCAATTACATAGCCTGTTGTAGTTGTTGTTCCAGCAAAAGTAGAATTTAAATTTTCATCAATACTTAAAGCAGGTGTTGTACCTACAGTAGAACCTTTACCAATAATTAAATCATCAGCAGAATCGTCTAACCCAATGTAATAATCTTGAGCATTGCCATCAAAAACAATCTTAGTATCTTCCTCACCACCATCACCAATAGTTAAAGTAGGTGTTGTGCCTTTTAAAAGTAAACTATTACTTATATCTGCTGTTCCTGTAGTTACTAAATTACCATTTACAGTTAAAGCACCAGATGTAGCATTATCTGCTGTGATTGATAAAGGCAAAGTAATCCATGCGTTGTTTGCAGAATTTCTTAACTTTAATAAATTATTTGTTGTATCTATCCACCATTCGTAAGCGAATTTTGTGGAAGGTTCAGATGAACCTGAGTTGTTAGATGCTATTGCATCTAAAGCGTTATTTAAGTCTGCTCTGAATGACGAACCGCTTTGGTTAATCAGGTCGTAATCGTGCTGTGCCATTTAAAAACCTCTTGCTATATAGTCAAATGTTCTAGCGATAATTGTACCACTACTGTTCTTGAAAGTAATTGTAAAACCTGTGCTAGATACACTTGTTATTTCATAAAAATCTCCTGATGCCATATTCTGTGCAGTAACAGCAATCTTTGGCGTAACTAAAAATCCTGTACCAAAAGTTACGCCCAATGAACTTGTGCTTGATGTTAATTGTTGCGTATCAAATTTTTGAAAAGCTTCTAAAGTTGCAGATAAAGATGTGATATAAACTTGGTGCGTTACATCTCCTGATGTCACTAATAACTTAAATTTAAAAGCACGACCAAAGTAATTCCCGATTCTAAAGTTTTGGAAATCACTAAATGTAGGACTACCGCTAGGATCATCATTAGTTGTTGCTATTTGCAACTGTACTTCTACATCATCATAAGTATTTATATCAATAGATTCGTAATCATCAATATTACCTGAACGAGTATCTATAAAGTCTGATGTTGAATTAGTCGTAAAAGCAAATGCAGAACTTAATCTATAGGATTGTGCTGATATACCTGTATCTATAACATTAGCAAAATCATAAGTACCTGATAAATCAACACCACCAGCAGAGTCAATCAAACCTACTTCGTCAATCAATCCCAATGAATCAAACAAAGTATCTGCTTCTAATTTCAAAGTATTATCGTCAGTTACTACCATATTTGATTTAGTTCCAGCAAAAGATGGATTTTCTGTTCTTGTTAAAAATTGTAATGATTGAAATAAATCAGGCGTTACTGTGTTAACTACTGTTGTAGCATTAGCAGATTTAAAACCTACAGAATCAACAGCTTTTATTAAATAAGTACCAACTAATAATGGCACTTCTGTTGAGTTTGCAATACCTGATACAGCCTCACCTATTTGAGTTGATTGCGCCCAAACTGCACCTGATGTCAATGAATTATGTCTTATCTCATAAAAACCACCAATCTTTACATCTAAGTCTGTTGTAGGTGTCCAACTTAAAGTTGCAGTATTAGAATCTGCTCTTAAAAATAAATTACTTACATCTGATGGAACAGCAGTAAGTCCATAGATTCTTTGTGTAGTAGATGAAAATTCTGATGCGACACCAACAGTATTAATTGCTCTTACTCTAAATTCATATAAAGCAGGTTCAATATCAAAAAATTCAAAATTAGTTCCTTGTGATGTTCCTGCACCTTGAAAAGATGCTTCAGTTGATTTTTTAAATTCAACATCGTAACGATCTATCGTAACTCCTAATGCCTCCCAATCTGCGTTTGTTGATGCGCCAAAAGTTAATGTTGCTTTTGCTTTAACACCAGAACCTTGCGTAGTAGTAAATAATTCTTCTGTGACAAAATTAATTGCAGGTGTATTAACAGCAGGTAAAGTAGCAAAGTTTTCTACCTCAAATATTTCTGTGGCAAAATCAGAATAAACTCCTAATCTATTTTTTGCTCTAATGGCTACAAAATATTGACCAGCTTCTAATTTATCTACAGAAAAACTTTCTGTGACACTTCTGCCTTCAAAATCATAACTAGCTTTACTTTCAAAACGAACTGCATTTAATCTATTAATACCAATCTCATAAGATTCAACAGATGCTTTTTTAGGTTGTGTCCAATTGATAGTTACCCTGTTGAATAATGTTGGTGGTGTAGCTATTAATTCTTCAGTAGGTGTAGTGATAACAGGTTTATCAACAAAAGAAAAATTAGGTAAGTTGGTATTTGGGGCAAAATCTTCTGATGAGATTGTGCCAAAATTATAAACATCATCATCGTATTCTCTTACAGTAATATCTACTTCGTCATTGTTTTTTATCCCAAGCTTCATAACTTTAAATTTCTTACCTTGATTAGAATTCAAGGTATTCCAACCTAAAGATGCTAAAGAGATAAAAACAACATCGCCTATTTCTGCTCTTAAACCTTCAATTGTTGAAGTAAATTTAAAGACTAAAGATTGTCTTGATTGTTTCATGTTGATCGTAGAAATCATCTGCGCCCTTTCCATTTGATCTGTGAATGGCAGTTCAATTGCTCTTTCAAGATTCAAATTATTATCTTCTGTTTTAAATGTGGTACTTTCAACAATTGCAAAATCTCCTTGCATATCACGATTTTTATTAAAGAATGTTGCTCTAATTTTATTTGCCTTATATTCTTTACCACCCAAAGATAATTCAAAAGCACCAACAATATTATCTTCGCTAAAAGTTTGAACTGCTGTACCTGTATCATCTATCAGTAATTTATATTTACCACCTGAGAATATTAAAGAACCTCTACAAGATGTTAAAAGTTTTTCAATATTATCTATAGCTTTATTATTGGAATTTAAGATGCCATTACAGGTATATTTATTTTGTGTTTTACCACCTACTGTAACTTGAGTATCACAAATATTTCTAGCTGTAGTAAATGAAGTTGTATCAATTTGTGAACTTGGTATTGACCTACCATAAATGGTATTGGTTAGATAATCTTCTATGCAATCTGCTGGATTATCACTAAACAATTTATAATCTGTACCACCTGATGCAGAAGTTCTAACTTTTTTTCCAATTAAATCAAAATTAACCTGTGGAATTCCTGTATTACCAAATGCTTCAGGTTGAAATTCAAATCTTAATATTGCATAGGCAACACCTTGCAATTTATCTGTTGCTGTCCATGTGCCATTTGTTTCAGAAATTAAATCTGCATCTGCTGTTTGTGTTTCTGTGCCTTTATATAATTCATATTTAACTAGATTTTTATATTTAGCATTTGTATCAGTAGAAGAACCAAACCACATATCAAACTTTTCAACAAATAAAGGATCATTATTTAAATAAACTTGTGTGACTCCTTGTATTTCTCCTTCTGCGATTGCATATACCACATGAAGAAATTCATTATCATCACCTGATACATGATAAAAAATTGGTGTACCACCTACTCTTCTTTTACCATAAATTACAGGCAAAGGATTGGTCGAACCTTGTCGATTGGCTAATGCTGATGATGCCTGTGCTGACATATCATCAGGAAAATCTTGGTTCATAGCGCCAAGCAATTGACTACCAACATAAGCACCAACGACAACAACAGCAACACCAATAGCTAATGCAGTTGTACCAGCAACAGTAAGACCTACAGTTGCGGCGGTTGCTGTTCCTATACCTACAAAAACAGGTGCTAATGCAGGTAAAGCAAAAACACTACCTGTAAAAAATAAAGCTGATAAATATAATATTAAGTTTCTAATTTTCATTACTAAATCTATACGCAGAATCAAAATCGTTAAAATCAGATATTGGCAAAATTGCTGTACCTGAATGTTCATCTACAGATGCTATTTTACTACCAATACAAATATGACATGAATCCCAATTTTCATTATGTTTAACTAATATGTCACCAAATATAGCTTTTGTTGGATGATGTTCTGTCATGCCTAATTCTAAACATCTACCTGATATTCTTTGGGCAAATTCTTTTTGAAATTTAATTGCACCTGCTTTGGTAGAATACTTTTTATAAATTATTTTTAGTAAATCTGTATTTAAAACTTTATCAAAATATTCAACAATAAAAGTATTACAATCATTAGTACCCCATGCAAAAGGTTCTGTTAATTTTGATTCAATATAATTATTTGCTTTTACCTTATCTATCATCTTATTTCTGTTGGTAAATTTATCCTACTTCCTGATGAACCATAATTTACAGAAGATGTTGCTTTGATAGGTCTTTCTAAAACTCCATCATTACCACCACCAAATTTTGCAGCTGTAGCACTAGCAGATAAAGTGATTGTAAAATAATCTGTAGCAGAAGCATCAACTACAGTATGTGATTTATTCAACAAACTACGATCTAAACCACCAACATCATCTAAGCCTGACAAAGTTATTGTGTCACTATTAGCTAAACCATGACTTGCGTAATGCACTTTGACAGTAGCAGAAGAAGATGTAGTTTCTATTGGATTGGTGGTTATCGTAAAACCATCTAATAAAACAGAAGCGCCACCGCCTCTTGTAGTGCTTGTTGCTGTTGTAGAAACAACAACTGTAACTGTATTTTCTGTTATAGCTGTAACAGTATGTGCTTTGTTTATATCTGAAGCTGGAACACCACCGATAGCAGTAGCACCTGAAATCGTTATTGAATCGCTAACAGCAATATTGTGTTCAGCAAAATCTATTACTAACGATGTTGAACCTGATGTTGTTTTTAAAGGATTGGCTAAGATTGTATCTCTTTGTGTTATTGCAACAGTTAAAGTATCAGTTGTTCTTGCAGTAATTGTTTGATCTTCAGCAAGAATTGTATTACTAATACCACCAACAGATGATGTTTCTAAATTAAAAGAAACTACCTCGCCTACTTTGGCAAAGTTATCCGCATTTACTGTAATTGAATTAGAACCTGATGTAGTTTGTATTAATACAGGTGCAACCAATTCATCATCAACTTTAACTTCGCTACCACCAAACTTTCCTGATTTTACTGAAGTAACAGTATTTGGAACTGCAATTGTAAAACCAAAACCATCTGAATCTAAAGCAACAATAGGATGAGTGTCAGCGCCTTCGGAATGATTGATTGCTGAACTTAAAATAAATTCACCATCATCAAAAGTTTTTGATTGAAAGCCATCTATCTTAACTCTTTGACCTACAGAAAAATTTTGTGTACTTCTGTTTGCATAATTAATGTGAATAACTACCGAGCCTGATTGCAAACTAAAAGCTGGATTCGTTGGTTTTATTTCTCTAAAAATACTTTTTTGCGCAGGAGATGTATTATTAATTGGTGATGTTGTTGAACCTTGTGTTGATACACTAGAACTGCCACCACCTGATGCTGTTGCACCTGTAGTCATACCCCAATTTAATTCTTTAACAACTACAGAACTAAATCTAAAACCTGTATCTCCTGCAAAGAAACTTTGTTGAGATTCATTATTTGTAAATCTTGCGTTTATTTTATCAAAGTCCACAAATAATGAACTTGCTTGTACTGCTATTGTGCTTGTTCCAGCATCAACATCTTCTTTAATAGCTGGATTGTTTAATCTGCCACTAAATATAAGTAAAGGATCAGAAACTAAAGCATCGTTAGAATCTAAAAATGCTTTATATATTTCTACAGTTCTATCTAAATATCCACCTGTCAAAAATAAATTTATGTAAGTTGTATCAACTCCTGATAAAGCAATTGTAATGGTTTCTATATTTGATTCGTTTGTTTCAACAATATCAGAAAAACTTAAAAAGCTTCCTGTTGGTGTATAAGTATTTGAATCATAAGTTACAGGAATATAAGCATCAGAAAGAAAATAACTGACATCATCAAAAGATAATTTTAATAAATGAAAAGGTTTATTTGCAGATTTAACAATCTCTGTTTGAAATGCACCTGTGCTTCCTCTATCCATCTCATTAAAATATTTCTACTAATGACATACTAAAACCATATAAAGCACTTACATCAGTATTGAATTGCGTAATATCTTCGGTAAAAGAAACTGTAAATGGTACTGCTGAAAAAACTATTGTTTCATCATTAGCAACTGCATTTAAAAGATTAGGTGCAAAATTTAAGGTAGCGTGACTTGTACCATCTGCATCCATATCAGCAGTAGCCATATAAATTTTTGAATGACCACTAAATTTAAAGAAATCACCAGCTTTTATAATACCTGATTCTGAAGCTGTAAGACCATCTATGGTCGCTGAACTAGCACCAACTGACACCGCACCATCAACTACAGGAGATTCGCTCGTATCGCCTTGCGATGTGCTTATAACAGGTGGTACATAAGTAAAAGTTTCAAACTGACCTTGTTGCTTCATAGCAAAAGCATAAATAGGCGCAAATTCTGCTCTAGTCATTGGTGGAAATTCCACTTCTAATAACCATCTTTGACCACCCCTTCTTCTAACTTGTCTTTTTAAATTCTGTGTAACAGAAACTAATGTAGGTTCAATTGATTTTATATTGACACTTCTTGCTGATGGTGATGTTGGGAAACTGCCACTCATGTCACAAAACCTCTTCTACCTCTCTTATTAAATTCAGTTTCTATTATGGCAGAAATAGTAGGTGCATTTTCTGTTATTGCAGAAATCGTATCTTTGGAATCAAAAGCTTGAATATTGTAGGTAATATTTACAGGCATACCACCTGAAGCCATACCACCACCCAATCTATTATTAGGTACGATTGTACCTGTTTTGTTAGGTACAAATAATTCTGCACCAGCTTCACCAACTAAGTAAGGTCTATTTGATGTTACTGTGCCACCTTTTTCTCTTTTACCTAATCCACCAAGAAAAGAACCAAAACCACCTGTAATTTTATCTATGATTAATTTTCTAATGGCTATTCTCAATAATTCTTTGATGACAAAGTTTGCAAAATCTTTAAAGGCAAACTTACCTGTCATTAAACCATTAACTAAAGTATCTTCGAATTTTTTCATAGAAGAAACTATAGTATCGCCAATCATCGCACCTGTAGTTTTAAAGGATTGTTGAAAGGCGTTTAATGGTGCTTGTGCTTGACTTGCAAATTGTTGTAACCTTAATTGTAATTCAGAAAATGATTCTCCCATTTGTGTTGTGCCTTCTTCAACAGTAGGTGTAACAGAATTAACAATTGTATCTCTTATATCATTCAAAGACTTTATAGTGCCTGTTAAAAAAGTATTTGTTTCAGGTGGTTTAGCTAATTCTTGAAATAATAGATTAGCTTGATTGGTAAGTTCTTTTGCTCTTTCTGTTGATCCTGACAAACCAAAAGTTAATGTATTAGCAAGTTCATGTCCGATAGCACTTAGTTTTAAAAATTGTACTCGTACTCCTTTCACAATATTTGAAAAACTACCAAAAGCAGAAGCCACACCTTGTATAAAAGAATCTGTAGCTACTAAAATTTGTCCAAAACTTGTTAAAAAACTTATTGTTAATTGTTTGCCAAAATCTCTAACATTTGTTTCAGCTAATGTTTTTTCAAATTTATCAGCAAAATCATCTAATACAGGCAAAAAAGCTGTGGTAATTGAATCTCTTAAAACTCTAAAAGCAAAACCAATTCTTGATAATCTGTCGTTAAATTTTTCTGTACTTTTTATAGCTTCAGTTTCTATAATTAAACCAAGAGTTTTATTTTTTTCTATAAAATCATCTAAGGCTTCACCACCCATCATTATTGTGCTGGTAAGTTCTTGTCCTGCTCTACCAAATAATAAAGCTAAATCTGCATTTCTTAGAAAGACATTTTGAGATTTCATCATGCCTGTCATAGTATCTTTTAAAACTTCGTTAAAAGTTCTTTCGTTACCACCAGCATCTAGTAAAGCAACATTGTATCTATCAAATATATCTGTATAAGTTTTTAAACCTTTGCGACCTTCACCAATCATTTTGGCAAATTTTTGTAAGGCTTTGTTTGCTGTTTCAATCGAAGCACCTGATTGAATAGCAGATAATTGAAAAGCTTGTATTAGATCAGTTGTTGCGCCTGTCCGACTTGCTATCTTGCCAATAACATCTAAGAAATCAAAAGATTTTTTACCTATTAAGGCTAATGCACCACCTAAAGCACCAATACCAGCAGTAAGCATACCAAATGCTTTTAAGGCACTACCAACTTGGTTTTTAACTTTGTTAAGACTTTGAGTAACTTGTCCAAAAACAGCCTTTGATTTATTGACAGCAGAAATGACTATATTTAATTTGCCTAAGTTACCCATTGTTTTCCATTTTTTTATTCATTTCTTCTAAATATGCCAACCAATAAACAAACTCGTCTACTGTCATGCTCTTTTGTAACTCTTCAACTGTCATGCCGAGCCTGTCTGCAAGAGCAAACATAGCAAATAAATCAGAATCGGCTCTTACTTTTCCTGTGCTGTTTCAGATGTAACACTGCCTAAAATCTCAGATGCAACATTAGACAAAACTTCTACATCAGCTTTGGTCATAAGTGACTCTTTATCAGCTAATGTAAAAAGTTTATTGCCATCTGCATCAAGACTTTTGGTAATGATTGCATAAACCATTACTTCTAAATCACCACCATTTGCCATTTTGTAGAGTTTTTTAGACTCTTGTAATGTTAATGGTTTTGTAAAAATTTCTAAAGGTTGATCTTCTGTTCCCCATTCTTTAACTTCAATCTTTTTAATTTCTTGACTGTCAAAGTGAGCAACGACATTATCTATCGCTTTAGTCATAATTAGTAAGTACCAATCGTCAATGCACCTGTTCCTTGAAATGCAATAGTCATTTCAACAAGTCCATCATGTGCGGCAGTTATTGTCTTATCTGTAACAATAGCTGTGCCTGATAATTTATATGAACCACTACCACTTCCTTCTGGTGCAAGATTCAAAGTAAAAGACGAGCCTATTGTCAAAGACACTTGCCCACTTGAGTCAGTATCATCAAAAAATAAATCTACTGATCCAGAATACTCTGTCAAAGTAGCTTCAAAAGTTTTTGCTGAATCGCCCATAGCAGTAGATTCTGTGGTATCGCCTGTTTGCGTAATACTGTAAGACCTAACTTCTGCTAAAGCGTTTGAACCTGTTTGTACAACACCTGCTTTACCTGCGAATGTAGCCATTATTCAACCTCTGTTTTAGTTTTAGTTTTAGTTTTAGATTCTCCTTCAAGAATCCACCCATTTGCTTTAAGATTTTCTACTTCTGTATCAAAAACAGTAATTTTGCTTTTGCCATCAGGAGAAACCATTACATTTTTATCCATAATAAAAATCCTCTATAAAGCGACATCTGCTGTCACTTCTGTAGTTTGATAACCTATATTATATACCATTGTCATAACAGCAATAGGTTGTTCACCCTCGCCATTATAATTTATTTCTGTTGAGTCTAGGAAAGAATCTCTGGCTAAATTGTTATGAGTTACATCTGCACCCATAGCCGCTTCAACTTCTTTTGCAATCGTGTCAATGGTGTCGTCATAATTGCTATTTGCTTTGACATACGCTTCAACCACTAGAGATAAATTCCTTTGTAAAGTTCTTGTTGAACCCATTTCTAGTAATTCTGAATCTTCAGATTTTGTATAAATAATTATTGCTGGAAGTTTAGAATCCTCTAAATTATAAACTCTGCTTTGAAAAACATTTGATCCTGTGGTAGTTAGACCCGTTAAAGTTGTGCCTACTCTTTCTCTTATTTGTTGTCTGATATGATTAGCCATTATTGTTCTTGTAATATTAAAGCTGTAATACCTGTGTTATCAGGTTGCACATTTACAACAGAATAAGTTTTTGCACCTTTTAAAGTGTTGCCATCTAAATCGGTTAATACTGAAAAAGCTAAAGTATCGCCATGACTTGCTGATGATACATCTTTAGTTTTGCAATATGCGACAGGTGTACTACTCTCAACTCCAACAGTTAAACCATCTACTGATAAATATTCATCTTCAAGGATAACCTTGATAGTTGTTGCTGAACCACCGCTAACAGTATAAGAAGCAGATACACCATGTCCATACGAATCATCGAAGTAGCCATCAAAATCAGCATCAAATTCTAAAGCCATTTATTTTCCTTTTCTTCCTTTGACTTTAACTTCTGATTTTTCTAAGCCCACACTTCTATCTTTTTTTTCTGATACCTTGCCTTCCGATGCTTCTGCTTTACCATAACTAATTAAAGTATTTGCAGTATCGTTATCTATTTCAACAACATCACCAGCACAAACTTTTTTACCATCAGCAACTGTATCTCTAAGAATTAAAACTTTCATTTTGCTTTCCTTTTTTTTAGAAAGGGCAGTAGAGAAAACCCCTACTGCCTTTTCAGTTGTTAATACCATCTATTAACTTGCGTTACAGAATGATACTGCGTGTCTTACAGCTACATCTA